CACCGAGGATGCCGTCGTGCAGATCCTGATGGGTGACAGCGAGGCCGCCGCGATCGACCAGGCGCTCGAGAAATTCGACAGGCGGTTTCCGATCGGCGACGAAAAGACCAGCGCCGAGCGGCGCCGCATCACGCCCATGACTCAGCTCGCCGTCGAGGAACTGATGGAGTTCGGCAAGCCGGAGTTTCCGGAGGACGAAGAGCATCCGCAGGAAAAGATCTCCATCACGGCCAAGGGCGATGATTGGTCGATCCCGGTGATCGGATACCTCGATCTTGTGTTCCCGCAGCACGGCGTCGTGATCGACCTCAAGACGACTGGCCGCATCCCGTCCACCATGTCGCCAGAGCATCAACTGCAGCGCGCGATCTACGCCAAGGCCAAGGGCAATCAGGCGGTCAAGTTCCTGTACGTCTCAGAGAAAAAGACAGCCATGCTCGAAGACGGCGACCCGACCGAGCTGCTGGCCAAAGCCAAGATCCAGATCAGCCGGATGGAGAAATTTCTGCGCCTGCTCGACAAGGATCAAGCGAAGGAGATTGTGCCGCTGGCGCCGAATAGTTTTTACTGGTCCGGCGCCGAGGACCTGCGGCAGCAATTCTACGGCGTCTAGGCCGTAGCATCCGCACCGGGCGGTTCCCGGCTTCCAATGTGCCAACACGCACAACACGACAAAGGATAAACCACATGTTTGCAATCGACACAGGATCTACCGGCGTCGGCGGTCCCTTCCTGCAATGGTCCGCACGCGGAACCCAAGACGGGGCAGTCCCCGCCCGGTCGTTCTACATCCGCGACGGCTCGGACAAGACGCCCTACGACGCGACCAAGGGCATGGTGCTCGACATCGAGAAGATGAAGACGGGCTGGCAGCACAGCGAAGGCATCGCGGGCGTGGCCCCCGAGTGGAAGTGGAACCCCAGCGTCAGCCAGATGATGCAGTCGCCCGGCGAAGACTGGAAGAAAGGCTTCAGCATCCCGGTCGCGATCGGTGGCGGCAGGGCTGCCACCTGGGAACAGGCAGGCACGGCATCGTGGCAGGCGCTGGTTGATCTGGCACCGCAGCTGCAGCAGCAGCCCGGACCGGACCAGCTGCCCATGTGTAAGATCACCGACACCAAGGCCATGCAATTCAAGCGGGGCTCGACTGTCAGCCCCGTGCTGTCGATCGTCAAATGGGTGCCGCGGCCTGACTGCCTCAAGGACGGTGCCGCGGCAGGCATCGCAGTCGAGCCGTCTGCGCCGGCCCCCGCACCGAAGCCAGCACCTGCCCCGCAGCCTGCTGCGATTGATCCCGACACGCTGGAATTTTGAAGATGAACCCTGCGGATAGCCGAAAGCTCCAAGACTACATTGAAAAGCGCAGCGCGATGGACCCCAATTCAGGTTGTTGGTTGTGGCTCTTGTCCGATGGGAGCCATGGCTATCCGCAGGGCGCGATGTACGCCGTGACGGGACAACGCGCATCTCTTGCTCACAGACTGTCGTACCTAGCCTTCAAGGGTGAAGTACCCGACGGCTATGAGGTGGATCATGTTTGTCGCAACAAATGTTGCGTCAACCCAGACCACCTTGAAGCCACGACCAAACACGCGAATCGAGCGCGTCAAGCAGGCAAAAAGGCTTCCGCCCATCACACAGTGGGGGATGGGTGCACAACCTGCGGGGCGACTTACCGTGTCGTCGGCGCGGCGATTGTTTGCCCAGAATGCAAAAAGCTAACGCAGGCAAGGCATAGACAGCGCAAGATTGAGCGCGCCTAAAAAGACCCCCGGCAGGGAGGATTGCCGGGGGTCAGTTGGGGAGGAAGGTCAGAGGAGAAGGGGGAAACACGACCCCTGAGGAAAGGATAGCATGCAGTCGCCAGCCCAGCAAGCCGACCACGCGGAGGTCGCCAACTTCCTGCGCACCATCACAGACGGATGGGCAGAGATCGCAGATGAGCAGCCGCAGCTCGAGCTGCGCTGCATCGGCCTCAACGGATCCATCTCGGTCGCCAGGTTCAGCCACACAGCCGTCGAAGACGCCGCGCACCACGCGGTCGAGATGAACCAGCACCACCAGAACGTCTACGCCTGCGTGAACCCGGTCAACCCGAGCGCCGATCGCCGCGGCGCCAGGGATGCCGACATCCTGGCCGCCTTCTGGTGCTTCGCCGACGCCGACAGCACCGACAGCATGGCCAACGTCACCGCCTTCGCTGGACCGAAATTCACGATGTCCGTGCGCACCGGCACGGTGCCGTACCTGCGCGGGCATGCGTACTGGCGACTGGAAGAGCCGGTGCGCAACCTCGACGCCTGGCGCCAGGTGCAGAGAGACATTGCCGCCAGGCTGCAGACCGACAGCACCGTGACGAACCCCAGCCGCATCATGCGCGTGGCAGGCACGATGTCCTGGCCGCCCGAGCGCAAGAGAATGAAAGGGTACGTGCCCGAGCTGGTCACCATGCGCACAGATTTCTCGACCGATCGGGACCCGGTGCCGTTCGAGCGCATGATGCGCGCCTTCCCGGCAGACAGCGCAGCGCCAAGCACCAGCACCGGCCAAGGCGTCCAGATCGACCTCGGCCAACAGGCCATGGACCGAGCGCTGGCCGAAGCAGACATCCTGGCAGGCAAGAACTGGCACCACAACGTCGTGCGCTTGGTCGCCAGCTACGTCTCACGCGGCCTGACCGACGCAGAAATCCACGCCCTGACCGACCGGTTCACGATGGCCGGCTACACCGTCGAGGACACCCGGCGCGAGGTGCAGACCGCCATCGACGGCGCCAGGGCCAAGGGCTGGACCCCGGCACCCGACCCGGCAGCCGAGCGCATGGCAGCGCAGATCCCGGAGCAGGCCGCAGGAGCCGCTGAGAGCGCCGCTGACGGGCAGGTCGGGCAGGCGTGGCCGACACCCGTGCAAGCGTTCAACGCCGCCCTGCTGCCGCGCAGACGCTGGGTCTACGACAACGTGTACATCAGGTCGTACCTGACCGTCACAGCATCGGCAGGCGGGATCGGCAAGACGTCCCTCGCACTGGCCGAAGCCATCGCGATCGCAACAGGCAAGCCGATCCTGCAGCGCCCGGTGCGCGAGCAGACAAACACATGGGTCATCAACCTCGAGGACCCCAGAGCAGAGATGCAGCTGCGCCTGGCGTCCCTCATGCAGCACTACCAGATCAGCCACGCAGATCTGGCAGGCAGGCTCTACATTGACGGGGAAGATGACATCCAGATCACCCTGGCTGCCGAGGGCAGGGACGGCGTCATCACGAACGACGCACTGCTCGAGCTGATGGCCGCCAAGATCCGCGAACACAACATCGGCTGCGTGATCGTGGATCCCTTCGTCAGCACTCACGCAGTCAACGAGAACTCCAACGTCCAGATCCAGATCGTCGTCGCCATGCTGCGCAAGCTGGCCAGAGACACCGACTGCGCCGTGCACCTCATCCACCACGTGCGCAAGGGCAACGGCGACGATGCAACCGTGGATAGCATCCGAGGTGCGAACGCACTGATCGGTGCAGCCCGAGCCGCCAGGGTCATCAACCGGGTCACCGTAGACGACGCCATGCGGCTCGGCATCGAGGAAGAGGACGCCACAGGCCTCTTCCGCATCGACGACGCGAAGGCAAACCTGGCAGCGCCGGCAGACAAGGCGCTCCACATGCGCACGATCGGCGTCGAGATCGCCAACGGCGAGTGGATCGGGACAGTCGTGCCGATCACCCTGCCCGACCTGTTCGACGGTATCACCGCGCAGCAGACCATGCAGGTGCAGCGCGTCGTGGCCGAGGCTGAGCGCAACAACGAGCCGCTGCGCGACAACGTGCAGGCGAAACAGTGGGTCGGGCACGCGATCGGCGGGGTCCTCGACATCGACACGACCGAGAAGCACGGCAAGGCGCGCGTCAGCGGCATGGTCAAGCAGTGGGTCAAAACCGGGATTCTGAAGGTCGAGCGGATGTACGACAGGAAGCACAGCCGAGAGATCGGCACGGTCGTCGTGGGCAAGATGATCACCCGAGAGGAGGCTGGGTTGTGACGCCCACCTTGGTGGGGAACAGGTGGGCAAGGTGGGGAAATGCCACCGAAAGCAAGCAGGCGCGACGCACGTGACATGGCGCAAACAAGGCAAGAAGGCACAAAAAAACCGCCCATCGGGCGGCTGCTTCTCGGGGTTTCCCCACCTTGTTTGTTGAAGTCCTCCGGACTTTACCAAGTGGTGGGCAACCCGTCAACCCCCCCCGAAAAAGGCGGGGAAGCACCTAAAAGGAGTTGGCACCCAAGGCTGCCAACACACCTTTTGTTTTCGGTGCCTCTTCCCCACCCCACCCCCTCGCTTCGCTCGCCCCTGGCGGGGGTAGGGGTGGGGTGGGGACCGGCACGTCGGTCCTTCGGACCAATCAAATTGAAGCAAAGGTCTGTGTCGGGTAAGATGAAGTGGAGGGCGCGCTGCGCCAACAGCCGCCCTCCTGATCGCAACCTAAAGCCTAGGAGGTCGCAATGACCAGCAATCTATCCAGCCGCTATCTCGACGGCAACATGCACCCGGCAGACGCACTCGCCGAAGTGCGCCAGCAAATGGCAGAGTTGAAAAAGATCGAAGCCGAGCTGCGCGAACAAATCCTCTCGGATGTGTCCAGTCGGTCCGGGCAGATGTACAAAGCTGAGGTCGTGTTGTCCGCCCAGCGCCGCATCGACCCGGCAGCCGTGGCAGAGCTGATCGGTGACATGGAGAAGGTCAAAAGATCTTTTGATGTCACGTTTGTCCTGCTGAAAAAAATTGAGGTGGAGGCATGACAGCCAAGCGACCACAGAAACCGAAGCGAGAGAGGAAGGCCGATCGGGTCCTGCACTCGGGCATCTCGGCCAGAGAGATCATGTGCGACTACGGGCTGGCACCGTTCGATCGCATGGCAGTGGAGATGGATCGGAAATGGGGCGTCGATATGCTCGTCGAGTTGGTGTCGCCAGAAATGGCCGAGCGCTACGGCAGCGCCATGGCCAAGCTCAACGCCGCGATCGAGCAAGGGGACCCTGAGCAGGTCAAGCTCCGGGCAGCCGTGTGCATCAGAGGGATGCAGGCAATGGACCAGGCAGCCACGGAGGCGGGCGCCAGGCCCGCGAGCGAGGATGTGTGGCTCGTGCAGGCGGACGGGCAGGAGTTCGGGCTGCTGCGCGACGCCAGAGCCTGGAAGAGGGTGCAGGAGATGTATCCCGGCCTGCGGCTGGTGTCAGAGAGAGAGATGGTGCTGGCCCTCGAGGTGTACCGGCAGTCGAAGATGGGTCAGATGGTCGAGGCGGTGAAAAGTGGTTTTCCGCAAGCCGACATGGTAAAAGTAGGGGGCAAGAGTCTCGAGGATGAGATTCCATTCGGGTGAGATGATGAAGCGCGCAGACATACTGGCAACCGCGGCAGAGTACGTGACGAAAGATCGGGCAGCCACGCACGGCAGCGCCGAGGATAATTTCCGGCGCTTGGCCGATCTGTGGGCCGCGTACCTGAACGTCGGGACCATCACAGCGACGGATGTCGCCGTGATGCTGGCGCTGCTCAAGGTGGCGCGCATCCGCGAGAACCCAGGGCACGCGGACAATTGGGTTGACCTGGCAGGGTATGCCGCCTGCGGCGGCGAGATAGCGACAGGAGATGAGCATGGCTGAAGAGAAGAAGCCGCGTGCAAAGCGAGTGCGGGTCACGAGGCAACTCATGGTGGATATCGCAGAAAGGCTGGCGCGGGGCGAAAGCCTGCTGCGCATCTGCGAGGAAGAGGGGATGCCCGAGTACAGTGCGATCACTCGGGCCGTCATCCGAGATCCAGAGCTGCATGACATCTACCGAGAGGGGCGGGTCCGGCAGGCCGAGCATTACTCGGACCGGATCAACAGGCTGGCCAACGATCCACTGCCGACGCATCACGCGGACGGAACGCCGTGTGACAGCCGCTGGCTCGGTGCTGAGATCCAGCGACGCAAGCTCGAGGTTGAGGCGCTGAAATGGACGCTGGCGCGGACTCAGCCGTACGGCATCCGGGACAAGCGGGAGGATGCGCCGCAGCAGCAGTCGGCCATCACGATCAGCTGGGCGGGTGGCGATGTCGCTGTGAGCGGAAAGGAATAGGGCGGGCGTCCTATATATCGCACGCGCTGTTGCATCAGCTACGCGCGGGTGTAGCGGTCGCTACATTATGGCGTGGCCGCGCGGCACCTCGCCGCCATCACAGCCGGGGCAGGCACAAGATGTAGTGCCTCCCCGGCTGTAATAATTTCCAAGCCTGCCAAGCCATTGATATTGCTCAGGCCAGCGTTGACATATGCGTCATTACGGGACGGTGTGCGTTAAGGGAGCCGGGGTAGATGCCCAGATTTCCAAAGCCCGGACCCCCACCCTCGCCCAAACCGCCCGCCACTTCCTACTGCGATATGTCGGGTGCTGAAAATACGCAGCCTCTGTCTGCCAGCCCGCCTTGACTCCCCCGCCGCCGCGCCTCATGTTAACGAAAAGCCTATTCAGAGTCGGAAGGATCGCAGCATGGCCTGCCAGGAGTGCGGATCGGACAAGCGCATAGCGGCCAAAGGGCTGTGCTACGCGTGCTACATGCGGGATCGCCGGGCGCATGGCGGCCCTGGCCGCCGCCCGAACGGCGCGACGTTAGCGCAGCTGCTGTCGTACAAGGACCAGTCGTGGCGTCGTCGGGTGCATGATTTCATCTCTCGATCGCCGGATGGTCGCGGGTGCCTTCACTGGGTCGGGCCGAAGACGCGTGGCGGGTATGGGGTCGTCTCGATCGCCGGGTTGAACGTGCTGGGTCACCGCGCGGTGTTTGCGTTTGCTGGCGGCGATCCTGAGGTCGAGGTTGTCATGCACACGTGCGACAACCCCTCGTGCTGCAACCCCGAGCATTTGGTTGGCGGGACGTACAAGGAGAATATGGAGGACATGGACAGCAAGGGGAGGCGGCGTGGCGGCAATGCGGATCATCTGCGTGATCGGAAGCGGCATCCTCGGGCGCGCCGTGTTGTGACGCCTGTCGGCGAGTTTGCGTCTGCGGCGCTGGCAGCCGAGGCTGTCGGGCTGCATTACAAGACGGTGTTGGGGTATCTTCAGCGCGGTGAGCGTGGGTATTCTTGGCTTGATGTGGGGGGTGCGGACTGATGGAAATTGTGATCCCTTACGCCCCCCGACCGCTGCAGCTGAGCTTGCATGCTGAGATGCAGGCCAAGCGCTGGGGGGTTGTCGTGTGCCATCGGCGCTTCGGCAAGACTGTCTGGGCGATCAATCACATTCTGCGTGACGCCATCATGTGCGGGAGGCCGAATCCTCGGTACGCCTACATGGCCCCGACGTATCGGCAGGCCAAGAACGTGGCGTGGGATTATCTCAAGCAGTTTGCGGGCGGGATCCCTGGGGTCAAGTTTCACGAGACGGAACTGCGGTGTGATTTGCCGACTGGTGCGAGGATAAGCCTGCTCGGCGCCGAGAATCCGGACAGTTTGCGCGGCATTTACCTGGATGGTTGCGTGATGGATGAGGTTGCCCAGATGCCGGAGAACGTGTTTCCGGAGGTCATCCGGCCTGCCTTGTCGGACCGCAAGGGTTGGGCTGTGTTTGTCGGCACGCCGAAGGGTCACAATGCGTTTTTCGATTTGTACGAGGAGGCTGCGGCGGACGAGGGCTGGCTGTGCGCGGTGTACAAGGCCAGCGAGACCGGGATTCTGGACGACGAGGAATTGCAGGCTGCTCGGCAGACGATGACGCATGACCAGTATCAGCAGGAGTTTGAGTGCAGTTGGAACGCGAATGTGCCTGGTGCGATTTACGGGAAGGAGTTGGAGGAGGCGCAGAATGATGGGCGCATCACGAATGTTCCGTATGACCCGGCGCATCGGGTTGATACGTTCTGGGATCTTGGGGTTGGGGACAGCACGGCGATCTGGTTTACGCAGACGGTTGGCCGCGCGGTGCATGTGATTGATTTCTACGAGGCTCGGAACGAGGGGTTGCCGCATTACTGCAAGATCTTGACGGAGCGTCGGTATTTGTACGGGAGCCACTACGCCCCGCACGATATCGAGGTTCGGGAGCTGGGCAGCGGGAAGAGCCGGCGCGAGGTGGCTTGGGATCTTGGGTTGAATTTTCGGATCATCCCGAAGCTGCCGATCGAGGATGGTATCCATGCGGCTCAGTTGCTGATTCCTCGGCTGTGGTTTGACCGGGAGAAGACGAAGGTTGGGTTGGAGGCGCTGCGGCAGTATCACCGGGCGTATAATGAGCGCACGCGGAGTTTTCGATCGGCGCCTGTGCATGACTGGACGAGTCACGCGGCGGATGCGTTTCGGTATTTGGCGGTTGGG